CGTCTTCACCATCGCGCTCACCCCGGCCGGCTGCACCTACACCCCGCTGCCCGTGCGCAACGGCCAGAAGAGCCTGGAGATCGTGCTGACGCTGCCCGATCCCGAGGACGACACCAAGGTCCAGCACTGGCGCATGCTCGGCGGGCGCTGCACCCTCAAGGGCTCCGGCACGTCCGACGACTACCCGTACCTGGAGTTCGAGGTGATCGCCGACTACGCGGCGGCCACCCAGGTCCCCACCATCGACCCGGACTACAGCGCCTATCCCGACCCGCTGCTGGTCAACACCGAGAACACGCCGGTGTGCCGGCTGCACGGGCACGACCTGGTGCTGGAGGGCTTCGGCTTCGACGCCGGCATCCAGAACGAGTACGTCACCCGCGTCGGCCGCAAGGGTGCCCGCAAGTCGGACGCCAAGGCGTCGCTCACCGCCAAGGTCGAGATGCCGTCGATCGCCACGGTGGACTTCTTCGAGCTGGCGCGCGCCCGCACCATCGGCGGCTTCATCCTCCAGCACGGCGTCGATGCCGGCGAGGCGGTGGTGATCACGGCCGACCGCTGGCAGCTCGACGCGCCCAAGCCGGGCGAGAGCAAGAAGGACGCGATGCTCGACCTGTCGGGCGCCGCACTGCCGCTCGACGGCGGCGACGACTGGTCGCTGTTCGCCAGCGCCACGGGCGCTTAAGGGAGGATCCGCACCATGGCCAAGCTGTCCTTCAACTTGAGCGACCGCATCGTCGTCACCGCCCCGGTCCACATCAAGGTGCCGCAGTCGGTCAAGACCACCAGCGCCGGCAAGACCGACACCCGCTTCGTCACCCAGACCGTGTTCCTCGACTTCGAGGTGCCGAAGCAGGATGACCTGGACGAGCTGGCGGAGGAGATCCGCCGCGAGAACCGCGAGTTCTCGGACAAGATCTCCGACGCCGTGGAGCGCCGCCGCAGCGCGACCACCGACGACGAGCGCTCCGGCATCGACGCGGAGATCGCCGAGCTGAACCGCGGCATCCGCAACGCCGGCGTCGAGCAGCTGAAGCGGTTCGTCGTCGGCTTGCCGGAGAACCACGGCATCGGCGACGAGGGCGCCGAGGCCGAGTTCTCGACTGGGCTGATCGAGCGGCTGTGCCAGTACGAGTTCGTGCGGGCCGCGATGCTGGAGACGCTCCAGGGCCTGATCAACGGCGGCGCCAAGCGGGGAAACTGACCGAGGCCGCGCGCCGGTGGGCGGGCGGCGGCCCGTCCCACCGGCGCCGGCGGCGGTTCTCCCCCAACCTCGACGCGGCGGCCTGGGCCGATCTCCTCGGCACCGCGCCACCGGCCAAGGCCGAGGAGGGGGAAAGGGAGGTCTTCGGGGTCTGGAGCGCGTCCTGGCCCTTGTTCGACCTCTTCATCCGCTGCGAGCGGGTGTGGCGCTACCCGGCCCTTGGCGGCCCGCCCCAGGGCCTCGACTGGGCACAGGTCCGCAGCCTCGCCGACGCCCTGGAGGTGCCCTGGACCGGCGAGACCCTCGACCTGATGCAGGCCATGGAGGCGGCGGCGGCCGAGGTTTGGACGGAGGAGTGGAAGCGCAAGAACCCGCCCAAGAAGCCTTGACCCGACGACGGATGGTTTGACGAATGGCCGACCTGAGACTTGCCATCAAGCTTGAAGCGGACGGCACCGCCCTGGTCGGCGGCGTCCGCCTGTCGCGCGACGAGCTGCGCAAGCTCGGCGAGGAGGCCAAGCAAGCGGCCAACGCCCTGGGCGGCCTGGGCGACAACGTCGTGCCGTTCTCCGACGCGCAGCGCCAGCAGTTGCGTGGCCTGATGGACACCCTGCACCCGGCCGCCGCCCGCGCCCGCGACCTCCAGCAGTCGCTGGCGCTGCTCCGCCAGGCCGAGCAGGCCGGCGAGGTCACCACCCGCCAGCACGCCGCCGCGGTGGCCGAGCTGCACCGCCAACACCGGGCCGCCAACGACAGCGCCGGCACTCTCGGTACCAGCATCGTCGGTCTGGCCACCAGCTTTCGTGGTCTCGCCGGCATTGTGGCAGGCGGTATTGTGGTCAGGTTCACCCAGGAAGCTCTGGCGGCGGGCAGCGGTGCCGAGCGCCTGGATCGTCGGCTGAAGTCGCTTGCCGGCACCAGCGTCGAAGTGGCCAACGCCCAGGCGTGGCTCGCCACCGAGAGTGACCGGCTGGCAATGCTGCTTCCCGACTTGGCCGACCGCTACGGGCGGCTGCTGGTGCTCCAGCAGGCCGGCCTGGTCACCACCCAGCAGGCCCGCGACCTGACCGTCGGGCTGCGCGACGCGCAGGAACACTTCGCGGTCTCGGCCGACCGGATGAACGACGTGATGTACGGCATGGCGCAGGCGCTGTCCTCGCCGATCGTGCACATGGAAGAGTTGTCCCAGGTGGTGGAGCCGCTGCCCGGCCTGCTTCTCGACATGGACAAGGCCGCAAACCTGCCGGCCGGTGGCTTCCGCCGCTTGGTGAACGACGGCAAGGTGACCGCGGAGATGTTCCGCGACACCTTGCTGAAGGCGCTCAAGGGCTACGCCGGCGAGGCGGAGAAGGCGGCGAAGGGCTACGAGGGCGCCGTCACCCGCGCCATGGAGGCGCGCCGTCGCTTCTTCGAGAATGCCGGCAAGACCCTGTTGCCCTCGGCCACTGCCGCCGAGAACCTTCAGGCCGGTTTCTGGGATTGGGCCGGGCGGGCTCTCACCGGCGCAACGGAGGGCTCCTTCGACCGCGTCCGCGGCCAGCAGCGCACCCGACTGGCGTTGCTCCTGCGCGACCGCGAGCAGGCGCTCACCGACATTGAGCGGTACAAGGGCGGCGCCGGCGGCACTTGGTCCGGACGCAACCTGTCTGACGCCCAAGCCCGGCTCTCCGGCGCCCAGGCGGGCATCGACGACACGATTCGTCGACTCGACCTGCTCGACCAGCGGCTGGCCACCAACACCGATGGCTGGGCGGAGATGTGGGGCGTCGCGGAGGAAGGGGCCGCGCCCGTTCGCACCGCCGCCGACAGCGTGCGCGGCGGGCTAGAGGCCGCCTTCGAGGCGGGCGGGCTGGCCATCGACAAGATGGGGGACAGCTATCGGCTCCTGACCAAGGACCAGAAAGAGCTGTTCACCCACCTGGAAAATCTGGCCAAGGTCGCTGCCCTGCCGCCGGAGGAGTTGCGAAAGCTCGGCGTCACCGCGGGCGACGTCGCCCTGATGATGGACCATCTGCGCTCGTCGCTGGATCCAATCCCCGCGCTGCTCAAGGAACTGCGCGACGAGACGGCGGCGCTCCAGCTGCCGGAGGGGTTCCGCCGCGACCTCTACCAGCTGCTCGATAAGGCGCAGGCGAAGAAGGGCCGGCCGCTCAGCGACCAGGAGGTGATCGACGTCACCGACGCGGCGAAGGAGAACCGCGACGCCAAGGCGGACAACCGGGTCGAGCAGATGCGCCAGGAGCGCGAGGCCACCGAGCGTCTGGCCACCGCGCGCGCCTCCGGCAGCCAGGCCGCCGTCGTCGCGGCGCAGGCGGACAACGCGTACTGGGCCGAGTTCCGGCGGTCCCGCTCGGACGCCAAGGCGCGCGAGGCGTGGACCGAGACCTACAAGAAGGGCATGGCCGACCTGGCCGGCACGACCGGCGAGGCGACCTCGGCCACCTCGCGCCAGGCGCGTCAGGCGCTGGAGCTGGCCGACGCCTACGCCAAGGGCGGCGCGGCGGTGGCCGAGGTCGAGCTGCGGCACCGCATCGAGAACGAGACGCTGAAGTCCGGCGCGGGCGCCCACTCCGCCCTGGCCAAGGCGATCACCGAGGAGGAGAAGGCCAAGCGCAAGCTGATGGCCGCCCAGTACGACCGCGACCTGGAGATGCAGATCAAGGCGGCGCTGGCGCTGGCGGCGGCCGAGCGCGACGGCGCCAAGGCGTTGGCTGACGTGCAGATCGCCAACGCGGCGGCCATCCAGATCGAGCGCGAAGGCGTCGCGGTAGACAGTGAGCGGGCCAAGTCGATCCGCGCCAAGCTCGATGAGCTGGCCAAGTGGAACGAGGCGCAGGGCTACGCGCGCGAGGGCCGGCAGGCCGATCAGCAGATCCAGCTCGCCCGGCTGGAGCTGTCGCTCCAGGGAGAGAACGAGCAGGTGCGTCAGCGCACCCTGGAGCTGGCGCGCTACGAGCTGGAGATCCGGGAGAAGTACCCGAGGCAGACCGAGGAGGAGATCCAGGCGCTGCTGAAGAAGCGCGCCGTGCTGATCGAGATCCAGGGGGAGGTCGAGCGCCAAGGCGGTGCTTGGCGCGAGATCGCAGGCACGCTGGAGAAAGCCTTCGAGCGGCTGGGTGACGCCGCCGTGGAGGCGTTCTTCGAAGGGAAGAAGAGCGCTGTAGACTTCGGGAACGTGAGCCGTGCCGTCATCGCGAGCGTCGTTACCGATCTGATCAAGATGGGGGCGATCCGCCCGCTCCAGAACGCCTTGTTCAACCAGAACCAGCCCACGCTCTGGGATGCGTTCAGCGGTGGCGCGTCCAACCAGAACGGGGCGCAGGGCCAGGGCGGCGGATCCGGCTCGGCAGCGACCAACCTGGGGTCGTTGGGGTCGTCGGTCTACAGCGCGGCCACGGGCACCAACGCCCTGGGAACCGCTGCGAGCAACTTCGCCTACTCCTCCTACGGATCGGCGTTGGGGCTGTCTTCATCGACGGTGCTCGGGACCGGGGCGGGCGGCACTGGCGCTTTTGCCGGCTCAGTCGCGAACGCTTCGGCCAACACACTGACCTCTACCGGCTCGGCGTTTACCGGCGCCGCGGGCTCCATCGGCTACGCCATGCCCTACGGCGCGATCGGCGGCATGGGCGGCGCGTACCTCGCAAACAACTACATGAACGGCAACCGCTTTGCGGCGGCAGGCACGGGCGCGGCGCTCGGCGTCGGCTCCATGGCCGCGGGCACGGCCATGATGGGCGGTTACGCCGCGCTTGCGGCGATCCCGGTGTATGGCTGGATCGCGGCGGCGGTGTTGGCTGCCATCACGGCGGTGTTCGGCGCGTCGGGCAAGCCCAGCACCAACTACGGCGGCGCCTACATGGAGCTGATGCCGGACGGCGCGACGGGCCGCAAGGGCTCGGGCGCCGCCGAGAGCATGAGCGAGCAGCTCGCCGCCATCGAGGGCAACAACAACAACGCCGTCTCCGTGCTTGGCGAGATCGTCAAGGCGGGTGACCTGAAGCTGTCCAACTCGCTCATCATCGCCAGCGCCACCGAAAAGGGGCAATGGACGAACAAGCTGGGCGGCTTCCGTGGGCCGGTGGTGTCCACGTCCCAGGACCCGACCGAAGTGGCCCTGGCCGCGCTGCGCTATCTCGCCGGCCGCGATGTGGCCGACGATGCCGGCCCGACGGTCAAGGGCAACAGCGACGTGCTCACGGCGCTCCGGTACACCAAGTCCACCAAGCCCGAAGACGTCATCTCCGACATGGGCTTCGCCCGCACCTTCCGGGATTCCTATTACACGATGCTGGAGGGCATCAACCCGGTGAAGGGGCAGGAAGCCTCAATCAAGGCTGCGGCCGAGGAGAACTCGAAGGTCTGGGTCGATTTCGTGAAGACCTTCCGCCAGAAGTCGGTTGATCTGAACCTGGCAACCAAGGGGGAAGCGACCGGCGCGCTGACGGCGTTCATGGACACCGTGCTTGGTCTTCGCGAGGCCAGGCAGCCCCTGTCGGACCTGCAAATGGAATACCGCACTCAGATCGCGGTGTTCGGCTCGTTGCGCGACACGCTGATCGAGGTCTCGGGTTCGGCGGAGTATGCGGACAAGAAGCTGACGGAGGCCCAGGACAAGTACAAGGCGCAGGTGGCCGGCCAGTTCAACGCCAGCTTGGATGAGGCGATCAACGCCGCGACGGGGCGGGGCTACATCAACGATGCGGCGGCGGCCTACCGGGCCTACGAGGCGAACGTGGCGACCTCCAGGGAGATCAGCGGCGACATGAGCCGCGTCAGCACCCTGTGGGTGGCGACCATGCAGTCCATCGTCGATCAGTCGCAGCTGACCGGCGCAGCCTTTGATGAGCTGATCAGCCGCTATCCGGAACTGCGCGGGCAGGTCCACGCCTTTACCGAGGCCGTCAGCGACGCGGCCGACGTCATCACCGATCTGACCGACGCCCGCCGCCGGGCGCAGTGGCGTCTCGCCGGGCATCTCGACCCGGCCTTCACCATGGGGCCGCGTGCCAGCCTGCACTCCGCCGGCATCGACCCGGACAAGTTCCCGGTGCTCACGCGCGAGTTGGCCAGCTTCCTGGACCTCGCTCGCATCGGCGCGGCGACCACGGCTGATCTCACCGCCATGTACGGCCAGCTGTCCGCCCGCACCCGTCTCAGCGCCGAGCAGTATGCGGCGGCCCTCGACGTGGTCGATGCAGCGTGGGAGCGCTCGACCGCCATGGCCGCCACGCGCGCCTCGGTGGCGTGGCGGCTGGCCTCCGCCGCCAACGACAACCTGATGCCCGGCCCGAACCGGATCTTGCGTGCCGCCGGCATCGACCCGGCCGCCTTCCCGGTGCTGGTGACGGAGTTGGGCCAGTTCACCTCGCTGGCCCGCGCCGGTGCAGCGACGCTGGACGATCTCAGCGCCGCCTACGCCTCCGTTTCCGCCCGCGCGGCCAGCAGCCGCCTGTCCGCCACCCAGTACGCCGAGGCTCTCGACCAGCTCGACAGCGTGTGGCAGGCCCAGGCCCAGGCGGTCCGGCAGACCGCCGACGCGATGCGCGGCGCCGCCAAGAGCCTGCGCGATGCCGCCGCGGGCATGCGCACCGACGACACCTCCAGCAGTGGCGGCGGCGAGAAGCTGAAGGACGCCAGGGAGCGCTACGAGACGCTGCTGGGCAAGGCCCGTGCGGGTGACGCCCAGGCCATGCAGGACGTCATCGGCGCCGGCCAGCGCTACCGCGAGCTGGCCAAGGCGTGGACGCCGGATCAGGTCGAATACCGCCGCATCGACACCGGCGTGATCGCCGACCTGGAGGCGCTGGCCGGCACCGCCGAGACGCGCGCCAGCGCCGAGGAGCGACTGCTGGGCGCCAGCACCCGTCAGGTGGAGCTGCTGGAGGACGTCGTCGAGGCGCTGCGCGGCACCTCCTGGCGCGCCCCGGCGTCGGCCGGCGGCGTCAACGCGCAATGGGACACGGTGGCGCTGGACAAGTCGCTGCCCGGCAAGGACGGCTCGACCTTCACGCACGCTCAGAGGATCGCGGTGATGCTCGGCGTCGGCTACACCGGCGAGGTGACCGGCGGGGCGTTCGCCGCGTGGCTCGACGCCGAGGCGTGGCGCCGCCCCGCGGCCAACGCGGTGGCCAAGCGCCTGTTCGGCTTGAGCCCCTTCGCCGAGGGCGGCATCGTGCGCGGCGGCGTCGCCGGCCGCGACAGCGTACCGGCCATGCTGATGCCCGACGAGGCCGTCCTCACCACCTTCGCCACCCGGCGCCTTGGAACCGGCACGATCGCCGCGCTGAACAGCGGCGCGCCGGTGCTCGATCTGGCGCCGGTCGTGCTGGGGTTGGCGGAGACCAGCCGGGTGATCGTCTCGTCCGGCGCCACCGTCGTGCGGGCGATCGAGCGGCAGACCGAGATCCTCCTGGAGGGGCTGGGGCAGGTCGAGGACCGCATCGCCGAGCTGGCCGTCGAGCAGTCCTACCAGCGCCGCCAGCTCGACATGCTGTCGATGCGCCGGGAGGCCGCCTGATGGTCGGGATGGCCTTCCTGGTGGAGTTGGACCACACCGCGGCCGACGGCAGCGACGCCCGCACCGAGCGCTGGAGCGACACCGCCGTCCGCCCGTTCGCGGAGACCGACCCCGACCGCCCCGGCGCCGAGTGGGACGAGCGCCTGATCGACCCGCCGACCGTCACCCAGGAGATCGGCATCGACCCGACGCGGGACGGCGGCCAGACTTATGGGGCGCTGGCGCTGTCCAACGCCGACGGGGCGCTGGCCGGGCTGTACGGCCGCAAGCTGGTGGAGGTGCGCTGCTACTACGGGCCGGCCGAGGCGACGGCCTTCTCGGCCTTCCGCCTCTGGCTGCACGGACGGCCGACGCTGCCGGAGCGCTCGGTGTCGGCCGCGCGGCCGGGCCGGCTTCTGATCGGCGTCTACAGCCTCTTGTTGGACCTGCAGGACGAGATCCACACCGACCGCTACACCGGCGCCAACGTCGGCAGCGCCGGTTATGAGGGCAGCAGCGAGGACAAGGACCGCGTCAAGCCGCTGGCCTGGGGCGATCTGACCGGCGCCCACGTGCCTGCCGCGCTGGCCAACGCCGTGGCGCGCGTCGCCCAGACCAGCGCCCTGGGCCACGACGGCGCGGTGACGGTCTTCTCGGGCGGTGGCAACGCCAACCTGACCTGGTTGACGCCGCAGACGGGGGCGCTCTTCGACGCGGCAACCCCGAGCGCCACCCAGGGCATCGAGGACCGGCCGCGCGGCCTGGTGCGGATCGGCGGTTCGCTCACGGGTGCCTGGACGCTCGGCTTCCGCGCCTCGGCGGCGGCGTCGTGCGGCGCGGCGGCGGTGATTCGGGCGCTGCTCACCCGGCGCGGCAGCGGCACGATCGGTGCGACGCTGACGGCCCCGCCGGCCGGCGCCGACCCGACCGTCGGGCTGTGGCTGCCGGATGCGGCGACCTATGCGACAACACTCCAGTCCCTGACGCGGTCGATCGGCGGCTGGCTGCTGCCGGACACCGCCGGCACGTGGCAGCTCGGCCTGCTGTCCGACCCCGCCGCCGGCACGCCGGCCGTCGAGTGGACGGCCGACGACGTGGTCGCGGTGGAGCCCGATGACCGCGAGCTGACGCGCCCGGTTTGGGAGGTCACCGTCCGGTGGGGGCGGTTGTTCAAAACCTTCACCCGCTCGGACCTCGCCCAGTCCCTGTGGGACACCGACGAGGAGAAGCGGCTGGGCCAGCAGTGGCGCGAGGTGGTGCGCTCCGCCCCGGCCACGAAGACGGTGTACGGCACCGACGCGCGGAAGCTGACGGTGGAGACGCAGCTGCGCACCGAAGGGGCGGCGATCGCGCTGGCCGAGCGGCTGCTGGCCTGCCTCGGCACGCGTGCGGATGGCAAGCCGCGGGAGAGCTGGTCCGTCACCGTCGAGGCGACCGACGCACATCTGGCGCTCGGGCTGGGGGGCGTGGCGCGCTTCGGCTTCTCGCCGCACATCACCGCCGCCAACTTCCTGATCCGCCGCGTCCGCCCGGCTCAGCCGCGCCGCTCCCTCATCACCTTCGGACTGTGGGGTTGAGATGGTGACCAGCACCGCCCGCGGCGGCCTGCTCTTCCTCGACAACCTGGCGCTCGCGGCCACCCTGTCGGGCGGCACTTGGGCGAAGCCGCTGTCCAACCTGATCGACCCGCGCCTGCGCGGCCGGCCGGCGCGCTGCACGCTGGCGACCGACCTCGCGGCGTCGCAGATGCTGATCACCCTCGGCCGACCGCAGACGATCACCGGTCT